ATCTGGTCTGCATAATACCGCCGAGCTATGCCGACGCCGCAACGCTCTGGACTTAAAACGCTTGCGAGACTGGACCTATGCCGCTACGCGCGCGGGCGCGCAGGCGACCCACGCCGTGTCTGCGTGGCGCCCCTTCAGAGGCGCTGAGAGGCCTCATAGAAGCCCATCTCCTCATCTTCGCTGTCCACCTGCCGCGCCAACCGGAACGCCTCTGCGCTCGCTCCCACGCGCTCTGTGGCAATCTCGCCTCCGCAGGCCAGGTATCCGGCCCCATCGATCCAGTTGTCTGCGTTGCCCTCGTTGGACGCGATGCGGGCCACCTTGAGCAGCGTCATCATCACCGCCACGTCTGCCGCACTGATCGGCGCCTCTGGCTCCAGGTAGGCATTCCACAGCGCAGCGGTGCGCCGGAAATTGTCCTCGGCATCCCCGTGCGTCTTTGCCCGATCTCTCGTCACGTATTCCTTCGCGGTGTCCAGAATGTCTGATCTTACCATGGTATCTCGTCCTGTAGGTTGTCGTCCTTGGCTGCCTGCACGGCAGCGCCTGGGAATGCGTCTTTGACTGCCAGCACCATCTGCGCTGCCCGCGTGTTCTGCCACGCCTCGATGGCCATTACCATCTCACGCTCGGTCAGCAGCGTGATGCCTGGGATCTTTTCCAGCGCGCGCTGCCAGCCCCTATCGTCGCGCAGCAGCCCGAACTGCCGGCCGTCTGCCTGCACGAGCCACAGCTCGTCTGACGCAGGCTGCGCGCCCAACTCGGTGGCCTTACGATCCATTGCCTGCAGCCCCCGTATGCAGACGCCTGCCCGCAGCGTGACCTGCTCGGCATCCCCGCTGTCGATGGCCTCGTTGAGCTTGGCCATGGCGCTGCCATACTTCTCCGCCATCTCCGGCGGCACCAGCTCCACCAGCCTGTCGATGCCCCACCTGTGATCCATCTCGTTGGCGAGGCGATCAAACGGCGCCAACGCATAGTCGCACCGAATGTCACTAGCCGACGCTCCGGGGTAGATCATCCGATCCGCCTTATTCTGCCTGCGCGGCCTCTTAGCCTTACCCTCTGTCACGACCTATCTCCCACACCGCATCCACACCCACACTCCCACACCGCCGATCTACCACCACACCACACCCCACCCCATATAGGGGTGGTGTGGTGGATGTGGTTTTGGCAGTTCTGATCCACACCCATCCACACCAAATCCACACCTATTTCGCACAGGTGTGGATCGTCATTTCCTACAGTTTTCGGCCCCACTTGATGCACTGATAGTCGAATGTGTGTGGCTCGATCTGCCCCCGATCTATGAGCTGCAGGCCGCGCGCCCTGAGCGCCTCTGCCTCCAGTTTGCACGCCGCCTCGGTGTCGTGCGTCGTGCCTGACGTTGCTGATACGCACTGCATGGTGCCGCACAGCAGTACTGCTAATGTGAACATCGTGTTTCCTTTCTGGGTTGGTCTCCCTCTCTGACGGTATCATAGGCCCGCCTCCTCACGGTGTATCCAGTCGCCCACCGTGATGATCTTGATGTCCCTGCCCGTTCTTGCGTCGTGTTCCTGCTCGACGCGCAGGACGTTTGTCTTGACCCACTGCTTGATGATGCCAGCCATGCGGGCCTTGCCTGCCTTGTCTTCCGTGTCGATGCCGAGCAGCTCTGCGAGTGCGTGGCCGACCCACTGCTTGGCCTGCGGGCTCTCTCTCAGCGGCTTATCCTCGGCTGCCTTGCCGACGATCCTCTGTGCCTTCATCGCCGCCTCGGCCGTGATGCCCTCGAACAGATCTGGCAGCTTGATCGGCGTGACGGTGCCGATGTATTCCCCGTTTGCGATCTGCACCCCGATCGTCCGCATGTGGACTGCCCTTTCTGCCGGGGCTGCCAGGTTGGCCTTGGCGTCGTCGATCCTGAAGATACCTGTCGCCTCGTGCTCCTCGAAGCCGAGTTTCATGGCGTCGTCTACGGACACTCGGTTGATGACGCGGGCGGCCCTGGCAGCGCCGATCAGGGCGTTTGCGCCTCGGATGCTGTCTACTGTTGCGTCGTCCCCGTTGCCTTTGCGGACATGGTGGACGAGGTGCACGGCGCAGTCTGTGTCTCTGGCCAGCCTGCGCAGCATGGCGACCACCTGCTGCACCTGCACGTTGCTGTTCTCGTTGACTGCGTGGGTTGACACGAAGGGGTCAACGATGACGCAGCCGATGCTGTGCTGTCGGATTTTTGACACCATATGGTCAAGCAGCGCATCGTTCTTCAGGATGCCGTCTCTTGTCTCGGCGGCCAGCGTGATCTCGATGTCATCCTCGCCGTCCAAAAACAGTTTGCCCGCAATGTCTTCGTGCCTGATGTTGTAGTGCTGCATGAGGCTTGCGAGGCGCAACTCCATTTCCGATCTGGGGTCTTCAAGGTTGATGACCCAGACGTTGGTTTGTTCGCGCACTGCCTCTTTCAGGATGTCCTGCCCAGTGGCGATTGCGATAGCTTCTGCCAGCGTCAGGCTCGTCTTACCGATGCCGCCGGCGGATGCCGTGACTGTCAGGTATTGCCGGATGTATGAATTGCTGTAGACCCAGCGCCGCCGCGGCAACTCGGCCGGGTTGAAGTGCCTGACCGGCGTGGGCCAGTCCTCTTTTTCTTCTCGCACATCTTCTATGGTCTCTGCCGCAGGCTCTTGTTTTTGCTGCGGTATCTGCTCCCGCATCTGCTGCGCTATCGGCGCCTCTTGCGGCGTCCAGCCCTTCGCCCTGGCGCCGTCGATGGCGGTCTGCACCTCGCGCCGGGTGTCTTCTACGGTGTAGCCATGCAGGGTAAATCGGTCTGTCAGGTTGTGGATCTCGGCGTCTGTCAGGCCGCGGGAGACGTATGACCCGACGAGGCGCACGACGTTGTGGTGCCAGTTGTTGCCCGCCAGGACGTCGGCCTCTGCCATGGCTCGGTCCATCGCCTGCTGCCCGAGGTCGATTTGGACAAGATTTTGGACAGGTGCAGATGTATCATGCCGCGATACATCAAGCGGCGCGGCTGCCTTGAATACATGCATCAGGCGATCAAACGGCACCGGGTCTCTGTCGTCAGAAAATTCTGTGCGGAAGGTCACCAGCTCTGGGATGTAGCCCTTGGCTACCTTCTTTTCGGTCGGCCATGAGACTGTGCCCGCCACGCGCATGATGCGCGATGGGTTGATGACTACTGGATCTGTCTTGAGGCTGGCGGCGATGGCCGACTGCACGCCGCGCCACGCCTGCATGTTGCGGCACCAGTCTTCCAACTCCCAGTAGACGTGCCCTCTGGTGGTCGGGTTGCTGCCCGTCTTCACGCTCATCGTAAATTTCGGGCCGGCGAAGCGCAGGACGTTTGTCATGCCGGTGCTGTCGTCTGCGTCTGCGAAGACGTATCGAGCGGCCAGCACGTCATCATCTGTGGCCGCCTTGCCTGCCTGAATGCCTGGCCGCAGCGGGTTGATGACTGCGTAGACGTTGAGCCTGTGGCCGTTCATCACCTCGGCGTGATCGGCTGCCAGCTCTAACCCGATGTCTGTGGCGGCAAAGCGCGCGGCGTGCGGTTGTTTGCCGGGAAATAGGCAACGGATTTCTAGCTCGGCTTCTTCGCCCAGCTCGTGCCAATGTTTCGTCAGTTCCGCCAGAAAATTTTTGATTGTGTTCTGATCTGGCTGCAGTTGTGTTGCCGTCATGGCGCCCTCCGGTTGTGTGTGGCGGCGCCGGTAGCCCGGCGCCTGCCGTTGTCAGTTGACGGCGTAATTTGATCGCCTCCACGGCATCTGGTCGGTAATGTCGCAGATCAGATCCCACAGGTCATCTACATGCTCGTCCGTCAGATCCTCTGGCGTGTTTTCCAAGAGGTTGCCGGTCAGCACCACCAGAAGCGTGAGGCCGCGCAGAAAGCCGTCGATGTCTGGATCGCCGCAGAACTCAAACATCTTGAATGTCATGCCGCTGGCATCTTCTGCCGCCTGGCAGATCAGCTTGAGCTTCCGCTCCTCCTCAGAACTCAAGGTCATCTTCCATCACCGGCTGTGGTGCTGGTGCGGGCTGCGGAGCGGCCTTGGGCGCTGGCGCCGGGGCTGGTTCTGCTGCAAAGCCTGCCGCGATGCCCTCTTTGAGGCAGTCGGGCCTCGGCACCCACTTAACGACTTCCAGAACGGGGCTGACGGTGCTGCCCTTCTTGAACTGCTGCACTTTGGTCGATGTCAGCCGCACGAGCGGCAGGCTGGTGCTGTCCGGCGCCTGCTGCAGGGCGGGCACGAGGCCAACCAGTGCATCCCAGACCGCAGCGCCTGACTGCTCCCACACGGCCGTCTGCCCGCCGCCCAGGGCGCAGCGCACGCTGAAGCCCTTCTTCCAATCGTCGCCGGGGCTGGCCATCATCTGCGCGGGCGACGGGTTCCACCGCCACTCAGGCGCCTGTCCGGGCGTGCCGTCGCTACGCTGCCAGCCTGTCTTGAGCGCGTGGATGTCCAGCACCACGCCCTTGGCGAATGCGTCGATCTGCGTCTTCGTCGATCCCTCGCGGATGAAAAAGGATTTCGCGGGAACAGTCCCGTCGAGAGTGCCGCGGGCGCTCCACGCCACCCACGGGCCTTCACCACCTTGGCTACCTGTGTCGAGTTGAAACATTTTGACCTCTTGTCTTGTTGCGCCGGTGACCGACCGGCTGCGGATTTACGGATCAGATGCCGTAAAATTCTTTGCGCAGATCTTCCGCGCCGCGCCAGTAGAAGCTGCCGGGGTTCACCGGCACGATCTGCCTGGCGGTATCCTTGTCGGTGTGGCGCAGGAAGGCTTCCATGCGCCCGATCTGCACCTTCGCCTGGGCGAGGATCTGGGTCGGATCGCCGTCCTCTAAAATGGCGTGTTTTTTGCCGGAAACGTAAAGGAACTTCACCGCCATGTTGCCCTTGGCTTTTTGGTAGATGGCGCGCTGAAGCTGGTGCTCTGGCGACATCACCGAGGGGATGCGCGTTGTCGTTTTCAGGTCGATAACAACGCCGTATTGTGGAAATACCAGATCGAGATAGCCGATCACTGGGATCGACCAGTCGTCGCCCCTAGCGGTGATGCTGACCTTTTCTTGGCCTTCCTCTGGGAACTCTGGCTTACCGAACTCAGTAAGCGCCAGGTCTGCCTCGGCCAGCATCGGCCGCAGATTGGCCCGCTCGCGCGTGCTGTCCTGATCGCCGAACATATACCGCTGGTCGAACTTCTTTTCGGCGTAGTCGTAGGCCTCGGTCAGCGACATCTTGCCGAGCTTCACCTGCACCAGAGCGTCCTCGACGCAGATGCCCCGCCACGCGGCTGGCCCCATCGGGGTCCGCTTACCGTGCAGGTATTGCATGACCCAGACGGCCGGATCGTTAGCCCACAGGTTCAAGCTGGACGCTGACAGGTGGTCGATGCCGTGCTTTTCGAAGCCGTTAGCCATCTTTCAGCTCCGTCCAAAGATCATCGAGCGCGTCGATTACATCCTGCAGCCGCTCGTCTTCGTCTTGGGTCAGCAGGCTTTCAGCAGCCTTGTAGCCTGCTTCGGCCCACCAATATTCAGAGGCGGTTGCCTTGCGCAGGACGCGGCGGGCGCTGATTAGCGCCGACTGCATTTCATCTCGCGCGCGATACAGGCTCTCGAATGCGTCGAATGCTTCTTCCCAATCCATGCTCATTCTTCCTCTCCTTTGGTCCACTTCAA